TAATCTCCTGCTTCGCCCGTAGCCTCGTCAAATTGCTGGGCTATCGCAATCGCCCCGGCCTTAGTCTCTGCCATCCTTCTTGCCCGGCTGATAGCCTGGTCTGCTGATGCGTACTGTATCGGCTGCTCGTTGAGCAATTTGGTGGTGGTCTTGCCTTTTTTGACCTCGTAGGAAAAGGCTTGGGCTATGTAGATGGTTTTCATTGGGTCGTTCTCCTTAAAACTGGCTAAAAGACCAGCTGCCTTTAACTTTCCCGCAAATACGGAGGTTGTCCAAATCATGCCCGGCAACAGTTTCCGTCTCGTACCGTTCGTTATCACTGATGATTTTCAGGCTGCCATCAACTGAGGTTTGCAGCCTTTTTGCTTTCAGGCCGTCCGCATACCAAATGACATAAATCCCCTCTCCGCTGAAGTAGGTAATGCTTTCATCCACGAACATGACATCGCCGTCTTCAATTGTGCCTTTCATGGAATCACTGCGTGCCGTGATGATTTTGATGCTGGATAGGTTGTTGCCCAAATTCTCCCGCGCCCAAGAGCGGGCTACGGTTACATAGTCCACAACCTCAATATGGTGGTCGTTCGGAAAGCCGCTGCCTAGTGCGGCTTCGGCGTTCAAACGCTCAAATCGAATTTTGTCGTCCGGCACTTTTTCAGGCAGCCCTTCATCTTGGTAGGGTAGGGGGAATCCGGATAGTTCGGACATTTTTACCATCGCTTCAAAGGTCGGATTATTCCGGCCTTTTTCTATGGCGTTGATACTGGCTTTGGATGAATACCCTAGAGCCAAAGCAAAGTCCTCTTGGGTCATTGCCGCTGCTTTCCGCGCTTGCTGCGCCCAGGTAGCCAAATCGTATTGCATGACGGTCTCCATTCATGAGTTGCGCACATTGTACATTTTAAATATACAGATTTCGGCTACCAAATATTTACTTTATGGTGTATTTAAAATATACTCTAGGTAAATTTTTAGGATAACTTATGAAACCACTAGAAAAAGCGATCGCATCCTTGGGCAGTCAAGCCGAGTTGGCAAAGCGGCTTGGGAAGAAACGTTCCACTATCAACAGCTGGGTAAAGGGTAGAAACAAGATTCCGGCAGAAGTTGCCGTAGAAATTGAAGGCCTAGGAATTGGTGTGTCCAGAAAAGACCTACGTCCGGATTTGTGGGGCTAGGCAAATATTTTTTGAGGAAGGAAAGAAGATGAAAGAAAAACTGGAACTTGAAGTTGTGTTGAAAGCGAAAGCGGATATCCAAGATGCTGCCGGATTATCCAAAGGCGATAAAGAGGATCTGAAATTTGTGGCTAGGCAGCTTGCTCGGGGAATGGACACTTGCCCCGGTTGCCTCGGCGCAACCGTTAAAGAGCTTGAGAACGAGCTGCGCCGAATTAATGCACTGCCGACTATAGATTGAACGTCCTAATCCCGACAGATCCTGGCGGATTGCGCCTGCCATCTTCTTCTAGGATTTTTTCGGCTACGTTGAACAGATATTCAACCTGTTTATCTAGCGTTTCATGATCTTCTCTGCCGGACAGCAAAGTCGCGGCGAGCTGGAGAGATTCTAAATGAGTAAGGCGGGCCATGATTTTACCTTTCGTGGTCGGTTGTTGGGGAACAGCCATTTTACCACGGCAGACAAAGCGGAAAGACGTTTGGCAGCCCGGACAGACGGGCAATCAGAACACTTTGTAGCACGGATAGAAGGGTTTGATTTGGTAGTGCAGGTAGCGCCCTTTGGAAGGGGCATTCAACAGTTCGTGATACACGCCTTCCGGCACGCCGTGATACTGGTAACAGCCGCCGTGTTTGAAGCGTACTTCCAAAACCGGATGTTCATAACCAACGGAGAGTAGGTTTGATGATGAAACAAATTGATGGTGCATTCCCGGCGCCTTTCGAACGAATGAGCGATACGGAAATTATAGCTTATTTCAAACGTTATGGATTCAAAGACGAGTTAGGCCACACACTGGAAATGTGCGGGGATTTCCTAGACTTGGTGCGGTTTGCCAAGCGGAAAGATTAGGTAAAAAGAAGCCCGCACGGGAATGCGGGCAAAGGATGTTAACGAAATATAAAGGAGGCTTAATTATGGCAAATAAAACGACACAAAGCAATCAGATTTTGGAATACATGCGCCAAGGCAACAGCATCACGCCGCTGGAAGCGTTAAGCCTGTTCGGCTGTATGCGCTTGGGCGCGCGTATTTATGACTTATCGCAGGCCGGCCACGTTATCCACCGCGAGATGGTGCATGACCAAAGAACGGGCAAGAAATACGCCAGCTACCGACTATTGGAGGCAAGCCATGCGTGAGCGTTTTTGGAATTGGGCGTTTTCCCGTGCTTTGGATTTAACTGAGTTTTGCGAGCGCCGCATGATGGCGGCGGTAAGGAATAGAAATTATGGCAATCATCCGCAGTAACCGGCAGACGAACTATACCGTCATCGACAACCGCGTGTTTGCCGACCACCAGCTTTCTTTCGCCGCAATGGGGCTGCTCGGCTACCTGCTGTCCAAACCGGACAACTGGCAGGTGTCCGTCAATCAGCTGATTGGGACGACGGAGGGGACGGAGAAGCAGAGCAAACGGGATGCCGTGTTGAAGATGCTGGACGAACTCAAAGCCAAAGGTTTTGTGCAGATGAAACGCAAAGCAGAAGGCGGTGTGGACTACATCGTTTTTGATTCTCCGCAGAGCCAAAACGGGGAAATCCCACTAAGGGAAAATCCCACAGTGGGAAATTCCCACAATGGGGAAATCCCACTAAGGGAAAATCCCACCGTATTAATAAATACTGAAGATTTGAGTAATAAATCCGGATTAGATAAACAAAATACACACGCATCCGCTGCCGCAGATGCGCCTGTGTCTGCCAAACCCGAAACTAAACCTGACAAACCCAAAAAACGCAAACCGTCTGCCGCCCGCATCGAACTGGAAGCCTACCGGGTACTGGGGGAACACGGCATAGACGGCCAGCTTGCCCAAGACTACATCGCCCTGCGCAAATCCCACCGTGCGCCGATTACCCAAACCGCGCTGAAGGGCATTGAGCGTGAAGCCAACAACGCGGGCTTATCGCTGGAGCAGGCATTGACGATTTGCTGTGAGCGCGGCTGGCGTGGCTTCCGTGCCGAATGGCTGCATTCCGACCGTGGCAATCATCCCTCCCAACCCAAACCCAACCGCATCAACACCGTGCCGCAGCACACCAACGGCGGTGCCCACCTAGCCAAGGATATTTTGTGATGGAAACCGAAACCCTGTACGGCATTGGCGACCTGGTACGCCAAACCCTGCCCGACCTGTTTACCCCTGTCAGCACCTGCCGGAAAACCTGCGCCAAACACGGCATCGAGTACACGGAAGAGGTGTACACCCGCTTTACCCGTGGTTGCCCTGAATGCGCCAAAGAAGCCGAAGTGGAACGCCAGCAGAGACAGGCTGAAGAGCGGGCGGAACAGCACCGACAATGGCAGCAGCAGCAAATCGAAAAGCGCATTGGCGATTCCCGCATCCCCAAGCGGTTTTGCGACAAAACCATCTCCGGCTACCGTGCCGACAACGAGCAGCAGCGCTACATCGTGGAACGCTTCAAAGCCTACGCCAAAGAGTTTCAAACCGGCCACTCCGGCCGCTGCCTGACTTTGCTGGGCAATGCCGGCACGGGCAAAACCCATCTCGCCTGCGCCATCGGGCGGCATGTTATCCGCAACTGCAACGGCTTCGCCCGCTTTACCAGTGTGGCTGAAATCAACCGCATTGTTCGTGAATCCAAAAGCTACGACAGCGAAATCAGCGAAAGCGATGTTATTTCGGCCTTCGGCGGCTACGACCTGCTGATTATCGACGAGGTGGGCGTACAGAGCGGCACGGAGGCCGAGAGCCGCGCCCTGTTCGATGTGTTCAACGAGCGCTATCAGAACATGAAACCCACCATCCTGATTTCCAACCTTTCCCCCGAAGGCTTCAAAGCGGCAGTGGGCGACCGCATCGCCGACCGCGTGAAAGAGGATGGCGGGGAAGTGTTGATATTCGACTGGGAGAGCAGCCGTGGATAACTGCCCCTGCTGCCCGCCTACCGGCCCTGTGCTGAACTTCCGTTGTCCGGTGTGCTGTGCTGAACAAATCCGCCGCTGCCGGCCAAGCCGCAAACTGCAAGAAACGATGCTGCACCAGCTGACTGCCTTATCCAGTGCGCCGACCCGTGAAGAGATTTTGGAGAAAGTGAAATGAAGAAACTGTTGCGTGAAATGCGCCGTGGCAAATACGGTAATCTGAAGTTTGGTGGCTATGACAGCAAGAAGGAGGCGGTGTTTGCTCAGGAGCTGGAGATGTTGCGCGGGGCGCACGACCCAGCGGTTCGGGTGGTGAAGATTGAGCGGCAGGTGCGCTTTGAGCTGATTCCGTTGCAACGAAATAAGGAGGGAAGGCTGTTGGAGCGGCGCTGTTGTTATGTGGCCGATTTTCGGGTGACGCGTGCGGACGGTAGGGTGGATGTGATTGATGTGAAGGGTTACAAGACGCCGGAATACATCATTAAGCGCAAACTGATGTTGTGGGTGCATGGAATCAGGGTGATTGAGGCATGAGTAAATTTATCGGTTTGTTCGGCCATGTGGCCGATGTGAAGGCAGTGAAGTCGCTGGGTGTATGCCGTTTGGTGGTGGAGGTGCCGATTGAGCAGCATAAGGCGGTAACCAACGGTTTTTGGGATGCGGATGTGTTGGTAACACTGTCTGATGCGAAGCAGGCTTACGGGGTGGCGGAGGCGGATAAACCGGAGCAGGAGGAGCCGGCAGATTACGGCCATTACTATCAGGCGCTGTATAAGTCGGGTTTTTTCCATAATCCGGCACTGTGGCGTTGGGCGGGCACGGATGGGGAATATCAGGACTATGTGCGTGCATTGCCGTCTTGTGTGAGCGGGCGGCAGGATTATGACGCAGACAGCGGGCGGATGCGTTGCGAATATGCACATGTGCGGCGGGTGTCGGCCGGAGCGGGGATGGGTGTGAAGCCGGAGTATTCCGGCGTGCCGCTGACGCATGAGGAGCATGCTTTGCAACACTGTGCTGGGGAGTCGGCTTTGTTGGGCGGCGCAGACAAGGATGGGCGGCTGGATTGGTTTCAGAAGAAGGCGGTGGAATATCGCACCGCTTGGATTAAGTCGGTGTTGTATGCGCATTTTGGGGTGGAAAGCTTGAAGGAGGTGCCGCCGCAACAGTTTGCGCAATGGGCGCAGGAGTGTGGGATGTATCCGGCTTTGCCGGCGGTTTTTAAGGGAGAGTGTGATGGTGCGTGGGCGTGAATTATTGCTGCGTGATGAGCTATTAGACGGCTTGCGTTCGCACGGTAAGCAGAGTGCGTGTGAGTTGGCGGCGCGGCTGGGGCGTAATGAAAAGCTGGTGATGCGCCACTTGGCGGATTTGTCGGATGAGGGCTTGGTGGTGTGTGAGCGGCTGCGGGAATTGCGCTGCATGAAAATGCGCTATTGGGGCTTCCGTTCGGTGCAGGTGCGTTACTACCGGCTGGCTACGGCGGAAGATACGCGGGATGTATGGGCTGGTAATGTTTGGATGAGGAGATGGAGTGATGACCCCGAAGCAGGAAAGGTTTGTTGAGGAGTATTTGGTGGACTTGAATGCCACGCAGGCGGCGATTAGGGCGGGGTATAGCGAGCAGACGGCGCGGGTAATTGGACACGAGAACCTGACAAAACCTGATATTCAAAAAGCGATTACTGCTGCGCGTGAAAAGCAGCAGCGGCGGGTAGAAATCACGGCGGATAGGGTGCTGGCGGAATATGCAAAAATTGCGTTTTTCGACCCGCGCAAATTGTTTACGGCGGATGGGGGGATTAAGCCGCCGGAGCAATGGGATGACGATGTGGCGGCGGTAATTGGGGCGTTGGATGTGGTGGAAATCGGCGATGACGGGGAGATGATTGGCCGGGTGAAGAAGCTGAAGCTGATTGATAAGAAGGGGGCGTTGGACAGTATCGGCAAGCATTTGGGTATGTTTGTGGACAAGGTGGAGGATGTAACGCCGACCCCGCCGAAAATTGTGGTGGAGTTAGCCCATGAGTGAAGTGCGTTTGAAGCTGCACAAACGGCAGTCGGATGCGTTTTTGAGCCGTGCCACGGAGATTTTATACGGCGGGGCGGCGGGTGGTGGGAAAAGCCATCTGATGCGGGTGGTGGCATTGATGTTGTGTATGGCGGTGGCGGGCTTGCAGGTGTATCTGTTCCGCCGGGTGTCGGACGATTTGCGCAAAAACCATCTGGACGGGGTGAGCGGCTTGCGCGCGATGCTGGCACCGCTGATGCAGTCGGGGCATGTGAAGTTCAATGACAGCAAGGGGATTTTCGAGTTTTGGAACGGGGCGAAGATTTATTTGTGCCATTGCCAGCATGAAAAGGATATGTACAAGTATCAGGGCGCGGAAATCCATGTGCTGCTGATTGATGAATTGACTTTGTTCACGGAGAACATTTACCGCTTTCTGCGCGGGCGTGTGCGCTTGGGCGGGCTGCAAGTGCCGAAGGAATACCGGCACAAGCTGCCGTTGATTTTGTGTGGCAGTAATCCGGGCAATATCGGGCATGCGTGGGTAAAGGCGATGTTTGTGGATTATGCGCCGCCGATGGAGATTACGCGCACGCCGGAAGCGGAAGGGGGGATGCTGCGGCAATACATTCCGGCGCGGCTGTCGGATAACCCGACCCTGCTGGAGAATGACCCGCAATATGAAAGCCGTTTGGCGGGCTTGGGTTCGCCTTCGCTGGTGGCGGCGATGAAGAATGGCGATTGGGATATTGTGGATGGGGCTTACTTTGCTGAGTTTCGCCGCGAGCGGCATGTGCTGCCGCCGTTCTCGTTGCCGGTGCATTGGCCGCGCATCATGGCGTTTGACTGGGGATATGCCAAGCCGTTTTGTGTGCTGTGGGGTGCGGTGTCGGATGGTACGTTCAGGCTGCCTGATACGGGGCGGCTGCTGCCGAAAAATGCGATTGTGGTGTATCGGGAGTGGTACGGCTCGACCGGTGAGGCGAATGTGGGCTTGCGCTTGCCGGCCAATGAGATTGCGGCGGGGATTAAGCGGATGAGCCGTGATGAGCGCTTTGCGCAGATGGTGGCCGACCCGGCGATATTCGCCAGCAACGGCGGGGAATCACAAGCAGAAACGATGCAGAAGGCGGGGGTGCAGTTTTGGCCGGCGGACAATAAACGGGTGGCGGGCTGGCAGCAGGTGCATTTGCGTTTGCAAGGCACGGAGGGCAGCGAGGGGGAGCCGTTGCTGTATGTGTTTGATACCTGCCGCGACTTAATCCGCACGCTGCCGGCTTTGCAGCACGACAAACACAACCCGGAGGATGTGGATAGCGATATGGAAGACCATGCGCCGGATACTTTGCGCTATTTGTGCATGACCCGTGTGATTTCGCCGCCGCAAAAACAACAACGGCACGAGCGGCCGGAATGGCTGAAGATATAAAGTAACCGATTAAAACGGGCTGATAATACTGATATTTAGCGGAGGGCGTATGAATTTGACGGATGGCAACGGCGGCGGCAATGCGCTGCTGAAAAAGTGGGACAGCCGCGTAGGGCGGGCGCTGAAGAATGCGGATAAGCAGCATAAGCTGTTTACGACCTGCCGTGAGGCGGTGGATTTGGCCAAGAAAAACACGGAGCGGAAGGTTAATCCTTATCTGATTTTCAGCACGATGTCGGCGCTAATCCCTGCGCTGTATGCAAAGAACCCTGAAATCGAAATCCGCCCGGGCAAGGCGGCGGTGTCGGTGGCTGGCGAAGTATCGCCGTGGCTGGATTTCGCGCAGACGGCGGAAGATTTATTGCAGCATGAGCTGGTGTTGGAAACGGATTTAAAGCGGCGTATGAAGTCTTGCTTACTGTCCACCCTAACCACCGGCACGGGCTGGCTAAAGCTGACCTTGCAGGATAACTACCGCACCGACCCGTTGCAGCACAACCGCCTGCCGGATGCGCAGGATAATGTGGCGCAGTTGGATGCGCTGAAGCTGGCCTTGGATGCTGCCGGCACGGACAAGGGGACGGTGCAGCAGGAACTGGCGATGCAGACTGAGCATGTGGAGGCGGCTTTGCGCGGGGAGTCGGAGCTGTATGTGCAGAAGGGTTTGGTGCTGGACAGGGTGGCCAGCGAGGATATGTTCGTGCTGGATGACGGGGTACGCGAGCTGGGTGATTACCTGAACGCGCAAGCCTTGGGGCAGCGGGTATGGATGACGGCGGAGGAGTACAAGCGTTTATTCGCCAAGCAGGAGCTGCCGCAAGGGGCGCGCATCTACGGCAAGGATAAGGGCGATTACACCGGCAACCGGCAGAACAACAACGGCATGGTGGACGAAGCGGAGCAGCTCTTGGAAGTGTGGGAGGTATGGGATAAATCGACCCAGCACGTTTACACCTTTGCCCGTGGGGCAAGCGAATGGGCGCGTGAACCATATCGCCCGCAGCCGACCGGCGAGCGTTGGTATCCGTTTTTCCTGTTGATGTTCAACCCGGTGGATGGGCGGTTTTGGCCGCTGTCGGACGTGCAGACGCTGATCGACTACCAGGACGAATACAGCCACCTGCGCAGCCAGGTACGCAACAGCCGGCAATATAACAAGCCGGTATGGGTGGTGCCGAAAGCGGGCGATTTGTCTGCCGGCGATTCTCAGCGTTTGGTGGACAGGGTGCGCGATGATGAAACCGGCTCGTGGGTGGCGGCCAATATCAACCCCAGCCAGCCGATTGCCTACAGTATCCAGCAATTCCCGCTGCCGGAAATCAATCAGGGCTTGTTTGACCCCAGCATGGTATTCCGTGATGTGGAGATGACTACCCGCTCCGGCGATGCGGCGCGCGGCTACATCAACCGCGCCAAGACGGCCACGGAAGCGGAAATCATGAGCATGGGTATGCAAAGCGGGATTTCCGAACGACAGGATACGATGGAAGATTTGATGCGCGAGATGGCGCGCTATGCCTTGGAAATCTTGGTGCAGAGTTATTCGCCGGATGAAGTGGCGCAGATTCTGGGTGCGCAGGGTAACTGGCAGAACCTCACGCCTGATGTGGCCTTCCGCTATTTGGCGGTGGAGATTAAGGCGGGCAGCATGAGCAAGCCCAACAAGTTCCAAGAGCGCGACCAATGGCTGCAACTGATGCCGGTATTCCGCGACACCATCAGCCAAATGGCACAGCTACAAATGCAGGGGCAGAGCGGGATGGCAGGAGCGTTGCGCAAGATGCTGGAAGAAACCTTAAACCGCTTTGACGAACGTATCGACTTGGACGAATTTATCCCGGATATGAGCCAAGACGTGATGCGGCAACAGATGATGCAGGTATTGGGGCAGATGATGCCGCAGAACATGGGCATCGACCCGCAGCAATTACCGAATGACGAGACACAACCCAACGGAGCAATGCAATGAGCGAAGAAGTGAAAATGGCAGACGAGCAGGAAGCACAAACCGAACAACAACAGCAACCGGAAACCACGCCCGAGCCGCAGAGCTTGGAAGAGGCGATGTTTGGCGCGGAACCTGAAGCCGCCGAAGCTGCACCGGAGCAGGAACAGCCGGAAGCTGCGCCCGCTGAAAATGCTGAAGCGGCAGACAAGCCGGCAGAATATAAGCCGGCAGCGGAACAGCCGACCGAACCGGCGCAAGATCCGGATTTAACCGAACCGGAAGGCTTGGGCGAGAAAGCCAGCGCCCGCTTCCGCGAACTGGCTAACCAAGTGAAGGAATACCGCGCCAAGGATGCCTATTATCAGCAGATGGACGAGACGGTGCAGGAGTTCCAACGCTTGGCGCAGGAAAGCTGCAACAACGGTGAAGAAGTGGCGCAGCTGTTCGATTATGCCAAGGCAGTCAAGACGGGGGATTTCGACACAGTGGAAGCCTACCTGCGCCGCCAAATCCAGCAGTTTGAGGCATTGAGCGGGCGCAGCTTGCAGGCGGATTTGTTGAGCGCTTATCCTGATTTGCAGCAGCAGATTGGCGAGATGGGGCTGGATGCGGAGATGGCGCGCCAAGTGGCGGCGGCTCGTTGGCAGCAGCAACAGCAGCAGGAGATGCTGAAACAGCAGCAGGCACGGCAACAACAGGAATTATTGCAACAGCAGCAATGGCAGGAAACGCGCAATCAGGCGGCGCAGGGCATTAACGACTTCTCCGCTCAGATGGCGAAAACGGATGTGATGTGGCCGCAGATTGAGCCTAAGCTGGTGGAATACGCGCAAACTCAGTTGGGCAGCCTGCCGCCGGAACAATGGCTGCCGGCCATTCAGGCGTTCTATAACGGCATCAAGCAGACGATGGCACCGGTACGCCAGACGGTGCAGCCGTTGCGCGCTTCGGCAGCAGCAGCGGCACGAGCCGAACCGCAGACGCTGGAAGATGCGATGTTCGGCGGTTTGTAAGGGTTTACCTTAGGACGGAACTTGGCAGCTTCGGCTGCCTTTTTTATTGGGCTTGGGGTATGATGGGGGAATGTTGGATTGTGTAAAGGGTTGGTGTGATTATGACTGCTATCATTTGGATTGTTGGCTATAATATGCCCTAGGACTCTTTAGTTCCCGATGCTTCTAGTTGTATGATTAGCGGCGCCAGCAGGGAGCAAGGGTCGTTCTTATTTTGTAGGTGGAAAATGTCAAAATTCATTATCGGCAACTTCAAACCATTAGCATTGGAAATATGAAATGAAAATTCAGATACTTGATGTTAAACAAGGTGCAGCAAACAAGCAATTCGGCGAGCAGGGTGTTGATATGTCCGAAGTAACCAAACAGTTTACCGTTAATCCGGGAAAGATTTTCCTGGATGAGGAGAATGACCAGATTATGATTCGCCCTAAAGCATGGTTTAGGGCGGTTAACGGACAGGAAGAGAATATCTTCTCTATTGAGGCAGAGTACATGGTATTCTTCCGGTTAACGGAAATTGGTGAGCAAACGCCGGAACAAGTATTGAGCGGCAATGTAGCGCTCGTCGAAAAACTGCATGAATACTCTCAAATCGTGGTAGGGGTTCATCTCCAAATGGAATTAAATCTAACCACAATAGATCCAGGTATGCCTATTTGGGAGGGAGAATATATCCCTCCAAACCCAAGCTAAAAATTGATTAGAACAGTATGCCTCAAGCAGCCTTCGGGCTGCTTTTGTTTTATCTGCTTGAAGTAACCGATTAAAACTTGGGGATAATTAGGCTATCCGACTATAGGCGTAAGCACGGTTCGCCGCGTGTGATGGCG